GCCCGCGCCGCGCTGGCGGCCTGGGAGGCGGCGCACGTGCGCCGCAACACGCTGCACGGTACCCCGGCCGAATTCCGCTTGATCCAGGCCCGCGCTGCCAGCTACCTGGGCCACTTGCAGCACGCCAACAGCTGGCGGCTGCGCTGCAGCCTGCACCGCCGCTTCCCGTGGCTCGCCGACGCCATCCAGCCGCGGCGCTGGGCGCATCACCAGGAAGGCCGGCATCTGACCATCCGGAGGACCGCATGAGCCGGCCCCGCATTCCGCGCAATCAGCAGCTGGCCCGGATCCACCTGGCCAAGAAGACGCTCGGCCTGGACGAGAGCACCTACCGCGCCTTGCTGCAGCGGGTCACCGGCAAGGACTCGTCCGCGGCAATGAGCATGGCCGAGCGCAATGCAGTGCTGGCCGAGTTCGCCCGGCTGGGCTTCAAGGACCAGCGCAGGGCCGAGCAGCGGCGCCGCTGGCCGGGCGAGCCGAAGAACTGCAGCGAGGTGCCGATGCTGGGCAAGGTCCGCGCCCTGCTGGCCGACAGCAAGCGCCCGTGGTCCTACGCCCACGAGCTCGGCAAGCGCATGTTCGGCGTGACGCGTGTGGAGTGGCTCAATGCCGATCAACTGCACAAGCTCGTGGCTGCGCTGCAGGTTGACGCGAACCGGAGGAAATAATGCGCGCCACCTGCCCCGAGTGCGGCGCCCAGGCGCACGTGGCCGCCTTCTTCGTGGAGGACGACGGCAAGCGCCTGGCCATGACCGTGGCCGGCCTGGAGCCGGAGCTGGGACGTGCGGTGCTGGGCTATCTGGGCCTGTTCAAACCGCACAAGACGGCCCTTCGAATGGCCCGTGCGGCCAAGCTGGCCCAGGAGGTCGCTGACCTGGTCGCCGCCGGCGAGGTGTGCCGGGATGAGCGCAGCGGCGTGCGCCGGCCGACCACGCCGACGCAGTGGGCTGCCGGCATCGAGCAGATGCTTGCCCAGCGCAGCTCGCTGACGTTGCCGCTGGAGTCGCACGGCTACCTGCGGGCGGTGGTGTTCGGCCTGGCCGACAAGGCCGATGCCGCGGTCGAGCGGCAGCGAGAGGCCAACGCGCGCGCAGGCAAGCATCTGACCCAAGGGGCGGCCAAGGTTGCTGACGTGCCAGCGGAGTCGGCGCTTCAGAACCAGTTGCGGTGGATCGATCAGACCGAGCGCGTGGGCGGGTTCACCGCCGAACAAGCAGAGGAAGAGCGCGCCAAGGCGCGCGAGAAGTGGAGCACTCGATGAGCCAGCAGGAACTACTACCGGACCAGCCGATCGATCCGGCCACCGTGCTGGAGGGGGCGCTGGACGATGTGCCGCAGGCGCGCTGGGCGCAGGGTCTGGTGCAGATGATCGAGGTGCAGGAGGCCGAGTTCCGGCGGCTGGGCCACGATGAGGTCGAGGCGTTCCGCCTGGCACGTTCCGCTGTCCTGGCCATGTCCAAGTACTTCGGCGGCCGGCAGTGGTACATGCCGCGGGGCGATACGCTGCACGCCGCGTTGCGCGACGCCGAGATCTTCCGGCGCGCCCGCCGGGGTAACATCGCCGAGCTGGCCGGCGAGTTCGGACTCACGGAACGGCACATCTGGCGGATCTGCAGCCAGCAGTACAGGTTGCACCTGGACAAGGTGCAGGGACGGCTATTCGAGGAGGGGGTATGAAGGGGATGCATTGGGGGCTTGCCGCGGCAGTACTGCTCGTCCTGGCCAGCTGCAACGCCAGCACCAGCACCGAGCCGGCTGCTACCACGCCGCCGGCCGCAATCGAGCAGGCGACCGCACCGACCTCGATCGATGAAGAGTTGGCCAAGCGGATCGGACTTCTACAGGTCGATGCCGGCCTCAGCGCCGACATGCTGATGGTGCAGGCCGAGATGGCCAGGCTTGGTGGTACCTACACCTACGTTCAACTGATCGAGGACGCCGCAGCCGCGCGATCCAAGGCCGTTGACGACTATGTGGCTGTGATCCGCGACGTCCCCGTGGAAGATCTGCGGGACGCGCTGAAGGACGGCCTCACGGCCAACTCCACGTTCTACGACACCGTAGCGAACGCGCAGGCTATGGGGAGTCGGCAGTGGGTGTCGTCGATCCTGGAAGCCAGGGAAGCGATACGGCAGGCTGACGCCCGAATCGGAACCGAGAAAACACTGGCCACCGCACCGTGATCCCCAAGCCCCGCTCCGGCGGGGCTTCTTCTTTCCACTGACGCGCGTCATTCCCTCCACCCGCGCACGCGCGACCACCCTGAGCAGGCTGTTTCCGCCGGCCACGCCGGCCTCCTTCTCACAGGGTGACCCATGCGCGAAACCTTCACTCGCTGGCTGTCGGCGGCCACCACGCTGTTCAACCGCATCGGCTACATGTGGGCCTGGTTGATCCTGAGCCTGGTGTTCCTGCTGCTGGTATCGCTGCTCAACCCGGTGCTGCTGGGCAGCTACATCTGGGCGGCGAGCAAGATCCTGATGGCCGGCTGCGCCGGCTACGGTCTGGACCTGGCGGCATTCCCCGGCAGCAACCCGCGCTACCTGCAGGGCATCGAGCAGTCGATGGCGCAGAGCCGGCGTGGCGTGCTGATGGCCGCAGCCATGATCGCCGCGGGCCTGATCGGATGAAGCGCCGCTCGACCACCGTCGCCTGGATGGGCTACATGTTCCTGGCCACGCTGCTGCTGGCGGTCCTGTTCTCGTGCTCGTCGCCCTCGGCGCACGCGGCCGAGCCGACCGTGCGGGTGGCGCCGTCCTCGGCGCTGTACCGGCATCGGGTGGAGCAGGCTGTGGCCCGCGCTTGGGGCGTGGAGGGCTCCAGTGCGCGTCTGGCCGCGCAGTTGCACCAGGAGTCGGGTTTCCGGGCCAACGCCAGGAGTGGCGTCGGGGCGCAGGGCATCGCCCAGTTCATGCCGGCCACGTCTCGGTGGATCCCCAATGTTTAAACAGAGGATCTGCAGGGCTTCGACCCGTGGAACCCGCAGCAGGCGATCCTGGCCGCGGCGCTCTACGACCGCTGGCTGTACGACCGCGTGCCCACCTATGGCACCACGTCCCTGCACAACTGCAGCCGTTGGGCGTTTGCGCTGCGTGGCTACAACGGCGGGGAGAAGGCGCTCAACCGCGAGCGCACCCAGGCGCATGTCGCCGGTGCCGACGCGAACGACTGGAAGGTGGTGGAACGGTTCCGTGGCCGCGCCGAGTGGGCGCACCGGGAGAACGTCGGCTATCCGCGCCGGATCCTGCTGGTGCTCGAGCCGGCCTACCTGTCCGCTGGCTGGACGGGGGCGCCCACGTGTTGACGCCATCCACCACCGCCAAGGCGCAGCTGCTGCCGTGGGTGCTCGGCGGCATTGTCGCAATGGTACTGGCCGCTTCCGCGGCCGGCCTCTGGGCTGGCAATCGCTGGGCCGCTGGCCAGCACGCCCTGGAGCAGAACCGCGAACTGCGCACGCTTACCGCGCAGCTCGCCAGCCAGATCGAGCAACTGCACGCCGCCGCCGCCGATTCCGTGCTCGCCTACGACCAGGCCACCCAGCGCCTGGACTTGGTCGCCACCCAGCAGGAGCAAGACCGTGAAGCCAACCGCCGCCACAACCAGGCGCTCCAGGCGCGCCTGGAGCAGCTACTCGATGCGCGTCCTGATCTTCGCCAGTTGCGTCTGGGTGATGACGTCCTGCGCCACTGGAACGACGGTAACGCAGGGCCAGCCGCCGCCCCCGCCGCCGCCGGCGATCGATCCAAGCCTGCGCCAGCCGTGTCCGGACCTTCCGCTGGCGCCGGACGACCGCGCCTCGACGCTGCTGGCCAACCACGGCCAGGTGACCGGCCTGTACCACGGCTGCCGCCACAGCCAGGCCAACCTGGCCACGGCAGTGCAGGTGTGGGAGGACACGGCCTGGGACTGGTACTGCAAGGCAGTCAAGCAGCTGGGAGTGAAGGCTGATAGCTGTCCGCGGCAACGCCTCGGTGCAGTCGGTGTCGATCGCCGATCTGGAGCGCCTCCGTAACGACTGGGAGCGGATGGCTCGCGCATCGAGCGACGCGGCCAGTACAGCCGACCCGGCGCGCCGCGCCAGCCTCCAGGGCGAAGCGCTCGCTCGCAGTACCTGCGCGGCCGACTTGAACGACTTGATCCTGGGAAGGGGCCACCCGAGTGTACGACGCGGCTGACAAGGCGGCAGCAGATGAGGAACGCGCGATGGAGATGTTCGAACAGGGCTTGAAGGAGCGTCGGCGGCCGGTCAATCCGGCCGAGCTGGTGCCGATTCATTGCCTGGACTGCGGGGAGGAGGTGCCGGTCGCCCGGCAACTGGCTGTCCCCCATACCCGGCGCTGCGTGCGCTGCGCCAGCGATGTGGAGATTCGATGAACCTCGTGAGCGATCCAGCGTTCCAGCTGGCCGTCGTGGTCTTCCTGGCCGTGAGCCTGGTGCTGTCGGGCGTGGCGATTGGCGGACTGATGATCCTGTGGTGGCGGCACGTCGGGCTGGTGGCGCGCATGACACGGCAGGAGGCGCGCTCCGAAGCGAGCTTGTCCCACGAGGAGCTGCGACGCCTGTACGAGGAGCTGGCCAACATCAAAGGCCAGCTCACTACCACCAACCAAATGATGCGAACGGTGCAGCAGCACCTGCTGGAGTCCGAATGATGGCCAAGAGTTTCGCCGAACGACTGCGCGAGGATCGCCGCCTGGTGCTGCTCAAGCTCCTGGCCGACTTCCCCGACTACCGCTCCAACAGCTCGCAGCTGCACGCCGGCCTGCACTTCCTGGGCATCGCCGGCGCCCGGGACGACGTGAACACCGACCTGCACTGGCTGCAGGACCAGGGATACCTGGCCCTGAACACATCCAGTGAAGGCGTGTACGTGGTTGCCCTCACGCTGCGCGGTCACGAGGTGGCTACCGGCAAGGTGGTGGTGCCTGGCGTCAGTCGCCCGGGTCCGGGGTGATCGCCGATGGCCACCGGCAAGCGCCGCCGCAAGGGCAAGGTGGATCGCGCTCCGTATCGGGCGCGGCTTGAGGGGCTACTGCGCGAGGACTGCCACACCTTCGACGAGATGGTGGACATCATCCGTGCGGAGTTCCCGGGTGAAGAGGTCAGTCGCAGCGGGGTCCACCGCTTCAGCGCCAAGATCCACGAGTTCACGCAGCGGATGCAGGAGCTGGAGACTTCTGCCCGCGTGATCGCCGAGAAGCATGGCAAGAATGCCGGCGACGACACCAGCACCATGTTGGCCAACTCGATGGCGGTGCTGGCCACCGAAACGGTGATCAAGCTACTTGCCAGCGACGAAGCCAGTCTGGACGAAGTGCGCAAGGCCTCTCAGATCACCAAGAACGCGACCGAGGCCAAACGCGTGAGCCTGGCCGTGCGCAAGCAGATCGAGGCCGAGGCCCGCGAGAAGCTGCTTCGCGAACAGGACGAGAGGCTCGACAAAGTCGCCAAGTCCGGGAAGTACGACCAAGCCACGCTGGCGCGCATTCGCTCCGAGGTTTACGGCCTGCAATGAACGCGCCAGCGCTCCAACTGTACGGCTACCAGCAGAAGTGGTTCCGCGACCGGAGCCGCTTCAAGCTGGGCATGTTCGCGCGCCAGACCGGCAAGACCTTCACCACCACGCTGGAGATTACCGACGAATCCTTCCAGGCGGTCGTGGATGGCCGTCGCACGCGCTGGGTAATCCTGAGTCGCGGCGAACGCCAGGCCAAGGAGGCGATGGAGGAAGGCATCAAGCGGCACTGCCAGGCGTACCAGGTCGGCTTCGACGTCAACGATCACGACTTCCACACCGATGGTGGCGTGTTCCGTGCGCTGGAGGTGGTGTTGCCGGGTGGCACGCGCATCACTTCGCTGCCGGCAAACCCGGACACCGCGCGAGGCTTCTCGGCCAACTGCTACCTCGACGAGTTCGCCTTCCACGCCGACAGCAAGAAGATCTGGGGCGCGCTGTTCCCGGTGATCAGCAACGGGTACAGCTTGCGCGTCACCTCGACCCCGAACGGAAAGGGCAACAAGTTCTACGAGCTGGCCAGCGGCAACGACGCACGTTGGTCGCGTCACATGGTGGACATCTACCAGGCGGTGAAGGACGGCCTGCCGCGCGACATCGACGAGCTGCGCGAGGCGCTGAATGACGCCGACATCTGGGCGCAGGAGTACGAACTGCAATGGCTGGACGAAGCCAGCTCCTGGTTGAGCTTCGAGCTGATCAACGGCGTCGAGCACGACCAGGCCGGAGACCGCGCCGGCTACCAGGGCGGTGACTGCTACGTCGGCATCGACATCGGCCGCCGCAACGACCTGTTTGTGATCTGGGTGCTGGAGCGCGTCGGTGACGTGCTGTGGACGCGCGAGATCATCGCCCGCAAGCGCGCCACCTTCGCCGAGCAGGACGAGCTGCTGGACGATGTGATGAAGTTCTACCGCGTGCGCGCAGTACGGATGGATCAGACTGGCATGGGCGAGAAGCCCGTCGAGGATGCGCAGCGCCGATACGGCAACGAGCGCGTCCAGGGCGTGCTGTTCACCGGCCCGGCGAAGCTGCACCTGGCCACCGTCGGCAAGGCCGCGTTCGAGGACCGTTTGATCCGCATTCCGATGGGCGACAGCGAGCTGCGCGGCGACCTTCACAAGCTGAAGAAGGTCAGTTCGCCCACCGGCGCGCCGCGCTTCATCGCCGAGAGCGACAGCAGAGGCCACGCCGACCGCGCCTGGGCCGGTTTCCTTGCAGTTGATGCGGCTGGTGGCGGCGAAGAAGTCTACGACTATCACCGCGTCAAGCAATCCGACAACCACCCGCGCGTGATTTCGCGTGGGGCGGGATGGCGCAACCAAGAAGGAATCTTCTGATGACTGCCCCGCAGATCGTCGATCACCGTGGCGAACCGCTGCGCCGCAGCGACCTGACGCGCGAGATCGCCGCCCCGCAGAGCTTCGGCGTGCGCCAGGCCTGGCATCCGTCGGCGGCGAACAACCTCACGCCCGAACGCCTGGCCGGCCTGCTCCAGCAGGCCAAGCTGGGCCATGCCATCGCCTACCTGACCCTGGCCGAGGAGATGGAAGAGCGTGACATGCACTATGCCAGCGTGCTGGGCACCCGCAAGCTGGCGTGCGTCGGCTTGGATGTGCGCGTGGATGCACTGAGCGACGATACCCGTGATGTGGAGATCGCCGATGCCGTGCGCGCGCTGGTACTCGAGCCGGCTTTCGAGGCGCTGCGCCTGGATCTGATGGACGCGCTGGGCAAGGGGTATTCGGCTGCGGAGATCATGTGGGATCGCAGTGGCAAGACGTGGACGCCCAGCGGCTACGAGCATCGTGATCCGCGTTTCTTCCAGTTCGATCGGGTCAGCCAAAGGCAACTGCGCCTGCGCGATGAGTCGAGCCTGCAGGACGGCCTGTCGCTGCCTGCCTACAAGTTCATCGTCCACACGCCGCGCCTGCGATCTGGCATGCCCATCCGCAGCGGCCTGGCCTTCCTGTGCGCCGTCGGATACATGTGCAAGGCGTGGACGTGGAAGGATTGGATGGCCTTCGCCGACGTGTTCGGCATGCCCATGCGCGTGGGCAAATACGGCCCCAACGCGCGCGAGCCGGACATCGCCAAGCTGATCGCCGCCGTGGCCAATCTGGCCAGCGACGCCGGCGCGGCGATTCCCGATTCGATGAAGATCGAGTTCGAGGAGGCGGCCAACACTGCCGGCGCGGCCGACTTCTTCGAACGCCTGGCCAACTGGTGGGACAAGCAGATC